AAGACAGATAAGATTCAAGTTGAAGCAACCAATGGTGTGATGATTTTGCCAGCTAAGGATCGTGAGGAAGATTAATGTCAGAGTTTGATGGACTTGGTAAGTGGATCATGCCACAGCCTGAAGACTCTACAACTTTTGTATCAATTCCAAAGTTTGGTAGGGTTGTTCCCTTTGGTTATAAAGAAGGTGAACAAGAAGGTTGGCTTGATCCCATTCCGTTAGAGCTTGAGGCTCTTGAAAAAGCTAAGAAGCATTTGAAGCAATATTCATTACGTGAAGTTGCTGCATGGTTGACCACATTAACAGGTAGGTCTATCTCACACGTAGGCTTATCAAAACGAATTAAACATGAGCAGTCCCGCAAAAGAAAATCTTCAACTTATCGCGTCCTTACCAAGCGGTACGAAGAAGCGCTCCGCAAAGCCGAAGAGTACGAAAAGCGTATCGGTGTCAAAGAAGAAGACAGTTTCTTCGCCAGTGATAAGTATCGAAAGCTCAGAAGCACCTTTGACTCCGATCTTGGAGTTGTCCCAGCCTGAACAAGAAAACATAATCTTTAAACCCAATGCTGGGCCTCAAACATTCTTCCTTGCTGCCAATCAGCGAGAGGTTTTGTATGGTGGTGCAGCTGGTGGTGGTAAGAGTTATGCCATGTTAGCTGACCCTTTGCGGTATATGGGTCATCCGCAGTTTTCTGGACTGCTGTTGCGTCATACAACAGAGGAACTTCGTGAACTTATTTGGAAATCTCAGGAGATGTACCCTAAGATTTACCCCGGAATTAAGTGGAGTGAGCGAAAGATGCAGTGGCAAGCGCCCTCTGGTGCTCGTTTATGGATGTCTTACCTAGATAGAGACGAGGATGTACTTCGTTATCAAGGTTTGGCCTTCAGCTGGATTGGTTTTGATGAGCTTACACAGTGGCATACACCGTTTGCGTGGAACTATATGCGTTCTCGCCTACGTACACCTGCCGCAGACCTACCAATTTTCATGAGAGCTACGACAAATCCGGGTGGGCCGGGTCATGCTTGGGTGAAGAAGATGTTTATTGATCCAGCCCCAGCTGGAAAGTCTTTCAATGCTACCGACATTGAGACTGGTTCTACGATGATGTACCCAAAAGGTCATAGTCGTGAAGGACAACCTCTGTTTAAGCGTAAGTTTATCCCTGCTATGCTGACAGATAACCCATACTTGGCACAGTCTGGTGATTATGAAACAATGTTGCTGTCTCTTCCTGAACATCAGCGTAAACAATTGCTTGAAGGTAATTGGGACGTTGCAGAAGGAGCAGCTTTTCCAGAATTTAACAGGGCTATTCATGTTATTGAACCGTTTGACATTCCTACTAACTGGACTAAGTTTAGATCAGGTGATTATGGCTATGGCAGCTACAGCGCAATTGTATGGTTTGCTGTTTCACCAAGTGACCAACTGGTAATCTACAGAGAATTGTATGTATCTAAAGTTTTAGCTATAGATTTGGCGCATATGATTACTAGAGCAGAGGTTAATGATGGCGTTGTCAGGTATGGTGTACTAGATAGTAGCTGCTGGGCTAAGCGTGGTGACAATGGGCCCTCAATTGCTGAGCAGATGATCTTGGAAGGGTGTCGCTGGCGTCCTGCTGATAGAAGCGCTGGTAGTAGGATGGCTGGTAAGCAGCAACTCCATAGACGCTTGCAGCTAGATCCGTTTACAGAAATGCCTAAGATGGTTATAACAAGCAATTGTGTTAATATCATTGCTCAGTTACCCATTATCCCATTAGACAAACGTAACCCTGAAGATATTGATACCAAATCAGAAGATCACCTCTATGATGCTATACGATATGGCATTATGAGTAGACCTAAGAGTAGCTTATTCGACTATAACCCAGCTACTTCAAGAACAATTGGCATGCCGATGGCAGATAGTGTCTTCGGCTATTAAGGAATATTATGGCAACTAAACAAACACAATATACACAAGATAAAACACTAGCACTTGCTGATGTTAAATCACTAGACGAACAAGGCTTTGTTGGCAACTCGCTTTTAACATTTGTTGAGTCTCGATATACACGCGCTGAAGAAAGTCGTCGCTCTGATGAAACTCGTTGGCTCCGCGCCTATCGAAACTATCGCGGCATCTACGGCCCAGACGTACAGTTTACGACAACTGAGAAGTCTCGTGTGTTTATTAAAGTTACTAAAACTAAAACACTTGCAGCATATGGTCAGATTACGGATGTGTTGTTATCAAACAACAAATTCCCAATTAGCATTGACCCATCTACCTTGCCTGATGGTGTCATCGCTGATGTTCACTTCGATCCTAAAGATACTACACCATCTAAACCTAAGATGAGCATTCCCTTTGGTGAGCAAGGTTCGGCAGGTATCACAGCCGACTTCACCCTTGATACACTAGAGGAAATGCTAGGAGCGATGAAGGATGATTTGAAAGACATCCCAAATCTCAAGCCCGGCGTTGGTGTCACTCCTACCTCTATTACGTTTAGCCCAGCAATGGTTGCGGCTAAGAAGATGGAGAAGAAGATTCACGATCAACTTGACGAGAGTAATGCCACTAAGCATCTTCGTTCTGTTGCTTTTGAAATGGCCTTGTTTGGCACAGGGGTAATGAAAGGCCCATTCGCTACCAATAAGGAATATCCAAACTGGAATGAGGACGGTAAATATAATCCACTAATTAAAACTGTACCTGAAGCTTCTCATGTTTCCATTTGGAATTTCTATTGGGATCCTGATGCAAACAATACAGATGAGTGTCAATACATTATTGAACGTCATAAGCTAAGTCGCTCACAGCTTCGTGCTCTGAAACGCCGTCCTTATTTCCGTGCAAATGTAATTGATCAAATCATTGAAGAGGGTGAAGGATATGTTAAGAAGTATTGGGAAGATGATCTTAAAGACTTCACTCCCAACTTTGGCATTGATCGCTTTGAAGTTCTTGAATATTGGGGCAGTGTAGATATTGATCTGTTGATTGAAAACGACATTAACATTCCTCCAGAACTTGAAGATGAAGGCGAGTTGCAAGCAAACATTTGGTATTGCAATGGTCGCATTCTTCTCTTGGTACTCAATCCGTTTAAGCCTAGCAAGATTCCATACTATGCTGTTCCTTACGAACTAAACCCATACTCGTTGGCTGGTGTTGGCATTGCTGAGAACATGGACGATACACAAACGCTCATGAACGGCTTCATGCGTATGGCAGTTGATAACGCTGTCTTGTCAGGCAACCTTGTATTTGAGATTGATGAAACCAACTTGGTTCCCGGTCAAGACTTCTCAGTGCACCCCGGCAAAGTGTTTCGTCGTCAAGGTGGTGCGCCCGGTCAAAGCTTGTTTGGTACTAAGTTCCCTAACGTGGCTCAAGAGAACCTGCAACTGTTTGACAAGGCTCGACAACTCTCTGACGAATCTACAGGGTTGCCATCGTTTGCTCACGGTCAAACTGGAGTGAGTGGTGTTGGTCGTACAGCGTCTGGCATTTCGATGTTGATGAATGCTGCATCGGGTAGTACCAAAACTGTTATTAAAAACGTTGATGATTATTTGCTGGCACCGCTTGGTAAAGCCTACTTCAACTTTAACATGCAGTTTGATTATGACCCTGAGATTAAAGGAGACTTGGAAGTTTCTGCAAAGGGCACTGAGAGTTTGATGGCTAATGAAGTTCGTAGCCAACGCCTTATGCAATTCCTTCAAATTGCTAGTCAGCCTTCGCTTATGCCGTTTGCTAAGTTCCCATACATCATTCGTGAAATTGCTAAGAGTATGGATCTTGATCCTGACAAAGTTACTAACAACATGGATGAGGCAATGCGTCAGGCTTTCTTGCTACAGCAGCAACAGGCTCCAGCGGCTCCTCCGGGCGCTGAAGGTGCTACCCCTGCACAGCCGGGTGCAGCCCCTCCACAGGGCGTTGGTGGCCCTCCTAGCGTAGCTGACACAGCAGGTACAGGTGGTGGCAACATTGGCATTGGTCAATCTCCACAACCGGGCATGCAAGGCTTTAGTGGGGCACCTCAAGAGTGAGCGATAAAGACTATCTCCCAAAGCTAAAAGTGCTCGTTAGTTCGCAGGCATCTTGGGATGCCTTTACCGACATGCTTGATGCTCATGTTGAACTGATGCGTCGAAAGATGGAGCAGACAGATGTTGTCACAGATTTGTATAGGGCACAAGGTGCCATCGCTGCGTTACGGCAGCTTAAGTATTTGAAGGATGAAATATTAAATGTACACAAATGAAACAGAACAAATGATGAAGCAAGGTGGTGTTATGCAAGAAGGAGGCACAACCGATGCTGTCTCTGGCAACGATGTACCTCCCGGCGCTTTGCAGGAAGAAGTGCGTGATGACATTTCAGCTAAGCTTAGTCCGGGTGAGTTTGTTATACCGGCAGACGTTGTTCGCTATGTAGGTTTAGAAAACCTAATGAAGATGCGTGACAAAGCTAAGGCTGGTTTG